GCCTTACTTTGACAACAACTGGCAAGAATACAAGGACGCACCTGATGAGTTGTTTGTGCCTCATACCTTTGAGGAGGTAATGTCTTGGAAGGTTGGTGGTTGGGAGTTACCCAGCAGTGTATGCTGTGTGATTCGTGCCACTGACCTTGATACACATAAGGTCAAAGAGTATGTGTATCGTAAGCGTTCTGCAGCGCAGAGCAAAGTCAACGAGTTAATCAATGCTCGTAATGTAGAGTTCGTGGTTGCTGATCACGAGTCTATTCATTTCCTTTCACCTGCTGACATTTCTGATTATGATTCTGACGACTGAAGAGTTCCAAGAGTTTGCTGAAGCTTATCCTGAGCTGGCTGATTGTGTCTGCCTTGATGAGGTAGAACTGCCCATCAACTTGGAGGATAACTGATGCCTACACCTGCTCAGATTGATGAACAGGTGCAGCTTGAGCGTGACCAAATACGTCAAGGTCTCAAGCGATTACGGGATAACACAGACGCACTCCAGCAACGCAGCTATGCGTCAGCTACGGTGTATGGTGTTGCTTCTATTGATGCGCTTCTACCTGTATTGGTGAAGCGTCTTGAAGATACCAACAACCGCATCCATGAAGGTAAAACTGGTGTTGCATTCAAAGAGATTGCACAATACATCAGTGAACTTGAACCATTGGCTGCTGCTGCTATAGCTTTGAAGCTTACCTTTGATAAGGTATTCAGCTACAAGGAAGGCAGTGATCAGGTGCAATCCGTATGTGATGGTATCGGTTCAGCTGTTGAAGCTGAATGTCAAATGCGTTACTATGAACGGTGTGCACCTGGTCTTCTCAATACCTTGAAGAAGAACTATTGGCACAAGTCATGTGGCACTGAGCAGAAGCTAACGGTCATCCAAACATTGATGAACCGCAGTGATATTCAACAATGGCAATCATGGGGTAGAGCAAACCGTATCAAACTAGGTGCGTGGTTGCTCGATTGTATCATTGAGACATCACAATGGTTTACCAAAGACATGCGTCAAGAAGGGCGCAAGCGTGTTAACTACGTCGTACCAACACCTGAGTTCATCTCAATCAAGGACAAGGTGATGAGTGATGCTGAGTTGTTCGCGCCTCTTGCTTGGCCTATGTTAATTGAACCCAATGATTGGACTAACAAACGTGCTGGTGGTTACCTGTTGAACGAGGTAATGCGAGGGCATGACATGGTGAGGAGAGGCGGTCAGGGGTGTATACAGGGAGAAACACCGATTAACTTTTTGAACAAGATTCAGAAGGTTGCCTTTACTCTAAATCCTTTTATTGTAGGGGTTGCGGAAGAACTAGATAGATTGGAACGAGCAGTCGGTAAGTTTCTCCCTATTGTGAACCACGAGTTACCACCAAAGCCTTATGATATTGCGGAGAACAGAGAGTCTCGTAAAGCATATCGAAGGGCAGCGGCAGAGACAATGAACTTGAACGCACAAGAGTTCAAGAAATCATGTCGAACTCGTATGACAATGGAGGCAGTGAAAAGGTTCAAGGACGTAGCTAAGTTCTACATACCTTGGAGCTTTGACTATAGAGGTAGAGCTTACCCTATACCTGCCTTCCTTACTCCTCAAGATACAGACTTTGGAAAAAGTCTATTAGTCTTTGCTGATGGGTCTTTTATGACACCTGAAGCAGAGGATTGGTTAGCCTTTCAAGTAGCTACTACATTTGGTCTTGATAAAGCACCAATGATGGAGCGACTAGAATGGGCAAGAAATAACCATGAATTGTTCACACTCATATCGCAAGATCCCATTGGTAACTTACATCTTTGGGAGAATGTAGAAGAACCTTGGCAGTTTCTAGCAGCGGCTGAAGAGTATTACCATTGTGTCGTAGTTGCCGATAGGCAGTTCACACGTCTTATGGTTGCTACAGATGCCACTTGTTCAGGACTACAAATCCTAGCTGGATTAGCTAGGGATAAGTCTACAGCACGTCTTGTTAACGTCTTGCCTGGTGATAAACCTCAAGATGCTTACAAGGTGGTTGCAGAAGCTGCTACGCCTTACTGTCCTGAATCTATCCAACCTTACATGGATAGGAAGACAGTTAAGCGTGTCGTGATGACTGTCCCTTACAATGCTAAACCTTTCTCAAATCGTGGGTACATCAGAGACGCACTGAAGGAGAAAGGTGTAGAGATCAGCAAAGAGGATCTAACTAAAACAGTTAAGGCAGTACGCAATGCAATGGATGTTGTCGTACCTGGTCCTATGGCTGTCATGAAATGGATTGAGGATGAAGTAGCTACTGCAATTAAATCTGGTAAAGAGTATCTTGAATGGACAACACCATCAGGGTTTCTTGTTCACCAGAAGCTAAACAAGAAGCAAGTAGTTCGCCTTCAGCTGCAATTACTCGGAGCTTGTGAAATTTACGCAGCAGTAGGTGATAAGGATGAGGTTGATCTCAACCACCATAAGAACGCAACAGCTCCTAACCTTATTCACAGTCTAGATGCTAGTCTTCTTCACCTGAGTGTCTTACGCTTTGACGCACCCATTGCTCTTATCCATGATTCTGTGCTTTGTCGTGCAACGGATATGTCTACCTTGTCCTCCATTGTACGAGAAACCTACATGCATCTCTTTGCCGAACACGACTACCTCAAGGACTTCGCTTCTCACATAGGAGCGGAGTCTGAACCGCCGATTGTTGGAGACCTTGAACCGGAATCCGTAATCGAATCCACCTATTTCTTTTGCTGAAATGCCCCAAACCATCCACGTTACCCAACAGCCTGTTGTCCTTGAAGGTTATCAGGCTGTACTGAAGCCAAGCAAGTTTGGTTACTCACTGTCTGCTATTGTTGATCAAGCCCTTGTTGAGAAGCTTGAAGAAGATCGAGCTGATACTCTCAAGTGGGCTGAGTCTAAACTGAAGAACCCGAAGCGTTCTACACTGAAACCTGAGCCTTGGGAAGAGGTGTCTGATGGAAAGTACAAGGTCAAGTTCAGTTGGAATGAGGAGACTCGCCCACCTGTCGTTGACACAGAAGGGACTCCTGTTACTGATCCCAACACGCCTATCTACAGCGGATCTACGGTCAAACTTGCTTTCCGTCAGAAGCCGTACATCCTTCGGGATGGTGTCACCTATGGAACAAGTCTTAAGCTTGTCGGTATCCAAGTCGTTACGGTTGGATCTGCTGCTGGTGTTGATACAGGCGATCTTGGTGAAACTGAAGTGGCAGCTCTCTTTGGTCAAACAAAGGGCTACAAGACTTCTGAGCCTAACATCACTGCCGCACCTGATGAAGTAGAGGATGATGACTTCTAATGACTAAATACCGTTCAGGTCTTGAAGAGAAGGTTGCTGATCTTCTCTCAAGCTTGAAGGTGCCCTTTGAATACGAGTCAACCAAGGTTCCTTACGTTCTTCAATGCAACTACATACCCGACTTCCTTTTACCGAATGGTGTCTTTCTCGAACCAAAGGGACACCTGACGAGCGAAGATCGAAGGAAGATGATCGCAGTAAAGAAACAGAATCCCGACTTAGATATTCGATTCGTCTTTCAAGCACCTTATAACAAAATCTACAAAGGTTCCAAGACCACCTATGCGAAGTGGTGCGAACAGCACGGCTTCCAATACTGTTCCTTTCACTCCATCCCAATCGAATGGCTAACCTGAATTACGATTACGGTTCTGCTGATTACTACGCAGAAGGCTTCAGTGATTATCTTGCTGATGTTGATGCTGAACGACCTGAAACTGTAGACAACCTCGTTGAAGGTTTCTACCGAGCACTTGATTCCTGGTTCGACTATCACGATGCACAAGCACGAACATACGCAGCAATGCGAAAGCGAATTCGTGAGGCACTTACCGTGTGACAATTGTGGTTCATCTGATGCAAACTCTTTGTACACAGATGGACATACATTCTGCTTCTCTTGTAACAGTTACGGGCACACTGAGGAGGATGTTGTTCACACTCACAACAAAATGTCTATCACCATAAGAGGTTCTGCTACACGACTAAGTAAGCGGAACATCTCTGAGAAGGTATGCCAACAGTATAAGATTTACCGTGATGGTGACCTGCTAAGGTTTCACTACCACGATGAGAATGGTATCCTGATTGGCTGTAAGACTAAGACCAAGGACAAAGATTTCTACTATGAGGGACAGTCACCTACCTGCCTCTTTGGACAACATTTGTTTCCCTCCACTGGAAAACGAGTCGTTATCACTGAGGGAGAACTCGATGCAGCTTCGTGTCAAGAGGCTATGCCGGGGTGGCAGATGGTATCTCTACCTAGCGGTGCCAGTGCGGCAAGGAAGTCGATTCAACGGGCTATCCCATGGCTCCAGGGTTATGAGGAGATTGTCCTGTTCTTCGATAATGACGACGCAGGCCGTAAGGCAGCGGAGGAAGCGGCAGGGATCCTACCACCTGGCAAGACAAAGATCGCAAGACTTGAGAACTACAAGGATGCGTCAGACGCTCTCCAGGTCAATGACTCTGAGGCGATTCGTCGCGCTATTTGGGACGCGAAGCCTTACCGTCCAGACGGAATTGTAGATGGTAAATCACTTCTAGAGTTAGTTACCACACCATCACCACCATCGGATCATGACTATCCATTTCAAGGAATCCAAAGCAAACTACACGGGATTAGGTACGGAGAGCTTGTCACGATTACTGCAGGGTCTGGTATCGGAAAGTCCAGCTTCTGTCGTGAACTCGCAACTCACCTGTTACATAAAGGCGAACGGGTCGGTTATCTGGCTCTTGAGGAATCCAACCGTCGTACAGCTCTTGGACTGATGTCCGCTGCTGTTGGTAAGTCACTACACATTGGAGAACATGATAGATCTACTCTCACCCAAGCATATCAAGACACTCTTGCTAACTGGAATCTTTTTCTTTTCGACGGCTTTGGTTCTTTTGATCCTGATCTCATCTACAACCGAATTGAGTACCTGGCAACGGGTCTTGATACAAGGGTAATCTTCCTTGATCACCTCAGCATTTTGTTGAGTGGTCTTGATGGTGATGAGCGTCGAATGATTGATACCACCATGACCAAGTTGCGTTCATTAGTTGAACGTACTGGTGTCGCCATGTTCCTTGTCTCACACCTGCGGAGAACATCTAGTGACCAAAACCATGAAGAGGGTGCACGCGTCACTCTGGGACAGCTGCGAGGATCTGCAGCAATTGCACAATTGTCTGACGGAGTTATTGCACTTGAACGAAACCAGCAGAGCACATCTGGAGGAAGTGATACGACTGTGCGAGTCCTCAAGAATCGCTATTCAGGCGAGGTTGGCGTCGCGTGTCGGCTGAGCTATGATCTGAACACCTGTAAATTCAAAGAAACTGAATCTGATGACGACTTCGACCCAAGCACCGACTTTTAAACGTCCGAACCCTCCCACACCTGAAGCAGTAGCACGAGCACAATTCGTTGATAAAACCTATGTCTGGAAAGGCACTGCTCCGAAGGCTCAACCTTCTTGAGCTGATGATCTTCATCACGAACCTATTCATTGTTGCTGGAGTAATACGTCACTGGAATGACGCTTATCTTTGACTTAGAAACAAACGGCCTCCTACATGATGTTACCTGCATCCACTGTCTTGGCATCTATGATACAGAGACTGATCAAACCCTTGTCTACAATGATGAAGGAACTGTGGAGCCAATTGTCCGTGGGATACAGAGGCTTGAGGATGCTGACTGTATTGTTGGGCATAACATTATCAACTACGATATTCCTGTTATTCGCAAGCTTTTTCCCTGGTTTAACGTCAGCGGTACTGTTTTGGATACTCTTGTTCTCAGTCGTGTATGTCACGCAGACATTCTGAAGACAGACCAGAAGCGTAAGTGGAAGAACATGCCACTGCAGCTCTATGGTAGACACTCCCTTGAGTCCTATGGCTATCGCCTAGGTGAATACAAAGGAGAGTTCTGCAAGACTTCAGATTGGAAAGAATGGAGTCAAGAGATGCAGGACTATATGGTACAAGACGTTGTTGTTACTACGAAACTTTGGAAACACTTTCAACCATTCCTGAATGGATCACGCTAGAGCATCGTGTCGCAGAAATCCTTACAGATCAGGAAGTCCATGGATGGTTTTTTGATGAGCCTGCTGCACGGGAACTTGCACAAACTCTCTACACCGAGCTTGATAGCCTTAATCAGCTATTACGGAAGCGGTACCCTTACGTCGAAGGACCGGAGTTTACTCCTAAGCGACCTAACAAAACCCAAGGATATGTCACCGGAGCTACTTTCACTAGACTGAAAGAGTTCAATCCAACAAGCCGTGAGCACATTGCCTGGGTGATGAAGGTTCGCCATGGGCGTAACTTTGATAAGATGACAGCAAAGGGCAAGACTGCCCTTGATGAAGTTGTCCTCAAAGATATCGGCACAGAGGAAGCTCTGCAATTCTTCCGATGCCTTGAACTAACAAAACAACTTGGTATGTTATCTGAAGGTGTGAACGCCTGGCTAAAGCTTGTCCGTGATCACCGCATTCACCACCATTGTTCAGTGGCTACGAACACATTCAGATGTGCTCATCGTAAGCCAAACCTTGCCCAAGTTCCCAGTGATCTTGAATTTAGAAAACTATTCCGTGCTAGCCCTGGTTATGTCATGGTTGGTGCTGATCTCGCAGGCATTGAACTACGAATGCTCGCACACTACCTTGCTCGCTATGATGGAGGCAGGTACGGAGATGTACTTCTCAACGGTGACATTCACCAAGAGAATGCAGACAAGATTGGAATCTCCCGTCGTCTCGTAAAGACTGTAACCTATGCCTTTTTGTACGGAGCCGGTGACCACAAGATCGGACTATCTTATGATGCACAACTATCGCCGCAAGCCGCTAAAAAGAAAGGGGCTGAGATACGGCAAGCTTACATGGATGCAATTCCTGGACTTGAGAAACTGGTTACTGCGGTTAAGTCCAAGGCGGAATCTGGTTACATCAATTTGTGTGACGGTCGCCGCTGCGCTGTTGATGGTAGCCACAAAGCCCTTAACTACCTGCTCCAAGGGAGCGCGGGTATTGTAGCTAAACAATGGATGATTCACACTCATAACACAATCAAAACATGTGAGATTAAAGCCCACCAGCTAGCATTCGTCCACGATGAACTTCAGCTTGAATGTCCACCAGAGTATGCTGATACATTGTCATCAGCTCTAACTATATCCTCCCTCATGGCGGGAGAAACTTATAACCTGAGAGTACCTGTCGAAGCCGAAGCTAAGGTAGGTAACACTTGGGCAGACGTTCACTAGATCTATACACTAGTCCATCCCACTAACCACCATGACCGACTACAAACAACTGTGCGCTGAACTGGTTGACGCTCTTGAGCTATGCAATTGGCCCTACAAGTTTAAGGAAGTAATTCGCGCTGATATTGATCGCGCCCGCGCCGCCCTGGCCGAGTCCGAGTTGGAGGGGGCGACGGATGACATTGAATTGTTCCTAGCACAGTAGTTAGATCAACTTAACTATCCACCACCATTATGGCTGTAAAATCTAAAACCGCACTGGGACGTATTGAATTCCAGTCCCGTGCAAAATACAAACACACCCGTCAAGGTAATGGTACTCGCTCCCTTCCTTCGCATGGGCGTAAGCTCAAGCGAGGACAAGGTAAGTGAGTCTACTAATTGACTGTGATTACATTGTCTATAAATGCTGTGCCGCCACTGAAACCGAAATTGACTTCGGAGAAGATCTTATCGTCGTTACCTCCAGATTCTCAGAAGCTTACGAATACGTTGAGAGAGAACTCTACAGCATCGCTTCTGACCTTGGATGTTTTGATGATTCTATTTTGTTCTTTTCTGATAGTGTCAACTTTCGTAAATCTATTGACCCAGCGTATAAAGGACACCGTAATCGAAAGAAGCCGTGTGGCTACAAAAGGGTCATCAATAAACTCAAAGAAGACTACAACGTTGTTGTGATGCCTACCCTTGAAGCTGATGATGCTATGGGTATCTACGCTACCAAGGAACCTGGACACATCATCTGCTCACCTGATAAAGATATGAAACAGATCCCTGGTAATCTCTTCGACCTTAAAGAAGGTGTGATTGAAATTACTAAAGAAGAAGGTGATCGTTGGCATCTTATACAAACTATGGCAGGTGATCAAACAGACGGCTATGCAGGTGTACCTGGAATTGGTATCAAACGCGCTGCAGAACTACTCTCTAAGTACGGAGATAATTGGAAGACTGTCGTAGATGCTTTCATGGAGAAGGGTCTCGATGAGTCAGTTGCATTACAGAATGCACGACTAGCAAAGATCCTTCAATGTGAAGACTATGATTTCACCAATCAAGAACCAAGACTTTGGTCTCCCGGCTCCGATTGTCGAACTGACGATGGAGCAACAATTCAAGATGAAACAGATTGAGGATGCACTGCGTCATCCTGAATCTAAAAAGGAAGACATCATCACGATCTTCCTAGCATTGCAGCGACAATGCTTTGTGCTTAGTAATTCAATGTCCAACCTCGTTAAGAAATGGCCTACACCTCGCCCAAGCACTACGGAAGCAGCTGGGAAGTTGGAGACTTCATCCGACAACAGCAACTGAATTTCCATCTTGGTAATGCAGTAAAGTACATCTGCCGTTGTGGTAAGAAAGACGGAGAGACCACGATTAACGATCTCACCAAAGCCATCCACTATCTACAAAATGAACTTGAAAGCGAAATCCTTTCTCAGCGTCCAAGCAAAGGAATTCCGGAGAAGTTTCCAGGTCAGGAACAGTACGAGTCCAGCTTCACGTACTATGCAACTGAGTTTGATCCTTGAGGAATTCAAAGAGTTCCTTGATGCTGAGAACCAACTCATCATGGGTCTCCGTGTTAATGCTTCGGAGTGTCTGAAGGAACTTGCTGACCTTGTTTATGTCTGCTATCAATATGCAGAAAATCTTGGTTGGGATCTTGATGAAGCTCTCAACCGTGTCCATCAAAGCAACATGAGTAAGCTTGGTGATGATGGGCAACCTATTCGCCGTGAAGACGGCAAGGTTCTAAAGGGACCAAACTATAAAGAACCCACACTTACTGATCTCGTTTAATAATGTCTAACTCCACCAAAGAACTGATTGCCCGTACTGGGCGAGTGCAGTCCTGGATTGATGATCCCACCAGCCGTCTCCCTGTTTCTTGCACCGTGTTCGTGGTGGAAGATACAATGGAAGGTCCTAATGGTATCGAAGCATCCTGGCGTTTTGTTTCCCACGCTCTCCGCTACGGAGCTGGCGTGGCTGTCCATCTATCCAAGCTCCGACCCAAAGGCGCTGAAAACGGCAAAGGACTTGTGGCAAGCGGTCCTGTGTCCTTCGCCAAAATCTACTCAACCCTTAACGAAATCCTGAGGCGTGGAGGTATTTACAAGAATGGAGCAGTTGTATGCCATCTTGATCTTAACCATCCTGATGTGCTGGAGTTTATTACTGCTAGCCGCGCTGATCTGCCTTGGGTTAAACGCTGCGTCAACATTAATCAATACTGGTGGGACGAAAGTCCAGCCAACATCCGAGAAGCATTGCTTGAAGGAATCAAGCGTGGTGATATCTGGCTCAACAAAACAAAGGTAGACAAAAATGGAAATCGAATCCGGGGTAACGTATGCTTGGAGGTATACCTGCCCTCACGCGGAACATGTCTACTGCAACATGTCAACCTCGGCGGATGTGAACTCGATGACATTCAAAGTGCATTTGTCAACGGAATGTCCGAGTTGTGCGCCCTCCACAGCAAAACAGGTGTTGGAGAAAGCGGAGAGTACCTCCCTTCAGAGACTGATCGCCAAGTCGGTCTCGGACTCCTTGGGTTGGCAAACATGCTTAAGCGGCATGGTGTAACCTATAAGCAGTTCGGTGAAGCACTTGAATTGGTAAACAATAGGCTTGATTATGAATGCACGCCTGCTACTATCCTTGCTGAGGAGATGGCAGCCGGTGTCCAAGCTGCTGCTCAGGTAGCACGATTCAATAAGATGGATCGAGCATTTGCTATTGCCCCTACTGCCTCCTGCAGCTACCGCTACAAAGATCTCGATGGCTATACAACCTGCCCTGAGATCGCACCTCCCATTGCCCGTCAAGTGGATCGTGACAGCGGTACATTTGGCGTCCAGAGCTATGACTATGGTCCTGTTGAGATCGCGTCAGAAGTTGGCTGGGATGACTACTTCAATGTAGCAAATGGTATCGTTACGATGCTAGATAAGACGGGACTTCTTCACGGCTATTCGTTCAACTCGTGGTCTGATGTGATCACCTATGACGAGGCATTTATCGAAGAGTGGTTGGATTCTCCTCAAACCTCCCTTTACTATTCGCTTCAGGTAATGGGAGACACACAAGACAAGTCTAATGTATATGCTGCATTGGATGAGTCTGAAGTTGATGATTACCTGGAGTCACTTTTGAATGATCCTGCTCCAGATTGTAATTGCGGCGAATGAACCCTTATCAAAAACTACTATCTCGTAAACGCACATGGACTCCTGTCCAAACCACTGCTGGTAAACTTACTGAAGGTGCGGAAGAAACAATCTACCGTGCCTTGGCTATTCGACACATGGAACTACCAGTTGGTGATTTTATCAAAGATGCTCTCAAAACTGAAGTACCGGAAATGGCGAGGGATCTTCTTCTGTCCAATATCAAGGACGAAGAGAATCATGACCTTGCACTCGGTTACATCGCCAATGCTATCGGTGTTAATGAAGAAGCTGAAGCAGAAGCAAAACGGTTGCGTGACGCCTGGATTGCTCATCCAGATCACACGCTCCTCAAAGCACTTGTTGCCGAGCGTGCGATTTTCTTTGTGCTCCTCCCGTTCTTCCGATTTAACGGTGATGCTGGACTCCGAACAGTAAGTGCTGACATAAGTCGTGATGAACAAGTACACGTTGCTACCAATAGCCTTGTTTGTCGTGAGTTGGGGCTTGATATCAGTCCTTCTCTTGATAAACTGCGTAAGGCAACTATCAATTGGGTGATGCAACCATTGAGTGCTACTAACTCCTTTAAATATTTGAACAAAAAATTTTGGCTGGATTCCAGTGATCGGCTAATGTATGAAGGAAAGGCACCCGAACTTTCTGACACCAAACGAGCACGGATGCCTGCCTTCTTTGAACATGCAAACCCCAATCTCCCTCAATATGCTTGAGGTCTCCGGACTTCAACTTAACGTTCTCCTTCAACAACTGGAGGAGAACTTTCCACCAACTAATCCGCACCCGGATGATTCACACTCACAAATAATGTACCGCTCCGGTCAACGTTCAGTTGTGGAGTGGATTCAACACTACCTCACTGAAGA